TGAAATCCGCTCTGGATCCCACGAGCAGGGTATTTTGCCATGTAATACTCAAATAGATGGAGAAATTTTTTGTCTTTAGCCATACTATTATTTAGTCCTTTAGATAAATAATTATACAAATTTATGGTAGTAAGATTAGATAATTTAGAAAGAACGTCTTTAGAGCAAAAGTCTCTAGAGGAAGGCTACTTATATAAAGATATAAAATTTGATTTAGAATTCTCACGCTTCACTCGGCCTGAGTTATACTCTACATCAGGTCCAAAAGATCTTGCTGAATTACAAGATGGTCAAGCTGTTGTTAACGCTGTTAAAAACATACTAACAACAACCCCAGGACAAAAACTACTGAATCCTTTACTTGGTTTAGATTTTAGAAGTTACCTTTTTGAACCTATAAATACTACTACGTCATATTTCTTAGGGCAATTTATTTATTTGAATCTTGGTGTGCAGGAACCTCGTATATCTCTTAATGAAGTTCGTATTACTGGTGATCCAGATAATAATCAATATGATATTGAAATTGGATTTAGCATTCCAAAACTTGATATTAACGATCTGTCTTTAAACGCTACACTTAATAAAGATGGCTACGTTATTGTATAACAAAGCCGCTAGATTAAATATATACAATGAGCCTTCAAGATTTTACAGACTACAGCCTTCCTAAGAATGCTTATCTCACTTTTGACGCTAACTCTTTGAAAGGGTTAATTATTGATAGGCTTAATGAAAATGAATCTTTTACTGATCAAAACTTTGAAGGATCAAATTTTAGTGCGTTTATTGATGTAGTTGCTTATATGTATCACGTGTTGTTATTTCAGTTAAATACAACCTCAAATGAATCAACATTTAATACAGCAACTATTTATGAAAATATGAACAAGTTAGTATCTAATATCGGATACAATCCCTTAGGTGATCAAACATCTCTTGTTAACATATCTCTGTCTGCTGTAAATTTAACTTCAAACGTATATACAATTCCTAGATTTAGCTCAGTAGCTGCTAATGGTAGTACATATGTATCTATAGATGATATTACATTTGAAAAAACTACTAATAATACACTAGAGATTGTACCAACTTCTAATAGTACTCTTTATCAAGGAGTTGTATCAGAATCTACATTTAATGCCACTGGTGAGCCATATGAAAATCTTATATTAGTTGATACGTTTACATCTAAACAATTTAAACAGAGTGTATCTAATGTGCGTGATACGAAATTTGTTAGTGATAATACGTTTAATATTTTTGTACAAAATAGTTCAACAGGCATTTGGTCCGAATATACAGAAACTTCTTCTCTATTTTTAGAAGATTCTGATGCTAAAAGATATGAAAAGCGTCTTAATGGTAGTGGTAATTACGAGTTTAAATTTGGTAATAATTTAAACGGTAAACAATTAGAGGCTAATGATACCGTAATAATCTATTATGTTACCTCTGATAACGAATCTGGTGTAATAAATCCTAATGCCTTTGCAAACAGTTCATTCAATTTATATGGGTCTCCTAACTTTGATGCTATTAAAAATATTATTTATTCTACTGATCAAACATTAATTTTACCTTCACAACTTGGTGATATTCGTCTTAATAACCAATTTGCTTCATCCCCAACTAAGGTGGCTGAAACAGTAGCAGAAATAAGACGTAATGCGCCAAAAGTGTTTGCATCTCAAAATCGTTTAGTTACAAAGAACGATTATGAGTATCAGATTAATAGAAACTTTAATAATATAACCCGGGACGTTAAAGTTTTATCTAATTCTGAATACACCTCAAAAGTATTAGCTTACTACAATGATATAGGGTTAGCAAATGGTAATGATGATGCTCGTGTTTTATATTCACAAGTTCTGTTTTCTTCTTCTACATCCTTTAATAATGTATACGTATATACAGTTCCAAGCAGTAATCCTACATTAAACGGATTAACACCAAACTATTTGAATCCAGCGCAAAAGCAGCTAATTACAGAATTTTGTAATAGTAAAAAGGATATAACCCAAAACGTGGTTATATCAGATGCAATTATTAAAGCATTTGCTTTTGGAGCTCCAAATACCGATGATGATTCTGTTGACGATACTGTTAATAACTCATCACTAAGGGTAACGTTAGATAAAAACCAAGCTATTAATGACGGTGCAATTAGATCTTCTATTTATAATATTATTAGCAACTATTTTAACAATATTCAATTAGGTAGTATAGTGTCAGTTGCTAACCTTACAACAGACATTCTTAATATACCGGGAGTCACGGCTATTGATACTATCAATGGTGATAATGTAGTTCCTAATTTAAATTTTATTATATGGAATCCGGATTATAAAGAGCAAGATAACGTTTTACAGTCCTTAAATTATCAATTAGAGGATTTTCAATTTGCATATTTCTACAATCCTCAAAATATCACGAATAAGATTGCTATACGACGATTGTAAGATTAAATATGTTATATGTCGCTAAGTTCTCTACAACTCGATTCCTCTGGTGAATTCGATTTGCTATATAATTTTTTCTACGTACGTGATTACAAAAACGTAGAGACATACGAGAGCTACGCGCTACCCTTTACACCGCTACACTTTATACCTAATTTAAATGATGGTATAGAAGACTTTGTATCTAATAAAAAATTAGTGTGGGATTTTGGGGATGGTACAAGGGTAGAGAGTATTACCGCTTCTCACTCATATGACAAACCTGGTAGATATAAAGTTACATGTTATTTATATGATGTAAATGGTACTGGGTATTTAGATACCTTTTCTTCTAAAGTAAATATTAAGGACTATATAGAAGATAAGTTAACAATTACAGCTAATTCTACACTATCAGCTAACACAGGACAATTACAATCTCCTATTACTGTTAATAGGTACAATTCTTATAGATCAGTTAAGGATAATTTACCCTCTATAGTAGCATACTCTTCTGCTGGTGCTGATAATGATTATTTTCGAAGTGGTTATAATGATGAAGCTTATGGACATCTTAAACCATACTCATCATTTGTACAGACATTGACTACTTCAGGAATTGTTGAAAATATAGATGTTAATAGTATTATAACAGATAATACCCCCATATATATTAAACTAAGTGGTGCTGAAATTGTATCAGTTGATAAATCAGACCCAGAATCATTTTATGCTGGTTTAACAGGCACAGCTGATGTATTTTTTAGGAGTGATTTTCCCGGTATATACAATCTTACTTTTGGTTATAAGCAAGGTGACATTTTTAAATATGCTAATACAACAAATTACGGTGTATCTGCTGTAATTGAATCTAACAATACGTATGATAGATTATCATTTACTTCCAACGGTATTGATGGTGAAGGTATAGGTAATACACTTTCAACCTTCGATATCAGTACAACTAAGTTTGCAACCACCAAAATTGCTTTTGTTACAAAAGTTAAAGATACAAATAATTTTACTCAAAAGAATATGCCGCTATTAAGTGCTGTAAGCGGGCAAGATTTAAATCTAGTCTTAACAAACGGCACTACTAATTATAATGTTGAATTTACCTCAAATTTCCTGACTCTATCTACATTAGATTCAGGTGGTTTTTACAAAGGTTATTTTGTAAGTAATAATACTTCAACATTAGAGAATGTCTATCTGTCCGGACATACAACTTATCTAGGGAATGTAGTATCTGGAGCTAGTAATACATTTACAATATACCCTAGTAGTTTCTATACTATTGCAAAAGAAGGAGAAAATATCGACTTTAAACAAACCTTTAAAGATATTGCAATCCAACCGCTATTTACTGATTCTAAAATTTTAATGAGTGATTTCTTAGGATCTATCTTCGGTGATTTAAGTTCAACACAAGATGCTATTGGTAAGGCAACATATGAAAAGATTCAAAATTTCTTTAATAATAACTCTTCAATCGATGAAAGTAATGTTGATGAGCTAGATAGTATTTTACAAATGCTCGATTTACCGGAATTAACTAAGTATTCCTTTCCTGCTAAATTAAATAGACTTATTGACTTACTTTCCATTAGTAAATCGCAACTATTTGGTAATCGTAATAGAAATCAAACTCACTATCAATCTTACGGGTATAGTGATAGTGAGTTTTATGGTTACAATTTAGGCAATAGACTTACAGCGGGTAGTACTATAGTAGCTGGGCAATCAATAGTGGCAGCAGAAAAGTATAGCGGGAAATTTATTACCCTAAACACTACTTTACCATTAAGTGCAAGAACTACTCCTACAATTGCCACCACAACAGGCTTTGTATATGGTACTTCCAGTGGTCAATTAATATCAGCAACATCTGACCAACTAGATACTGGCACATTTATTACAATAGAACAATTTAGCCAATGCGGGGTAGCTACTGAAGATAATGTTGAAATGTTTACTCAACCTTTATCCACTAGCTCAACATATTACAGATTAAGTGATTACAATTCAAGCTGGGGATGGCCGCTCCTTGTAGGTGGTGGTCGCGACCTTTTCGATGTTTATAATTTTTATTACCAAAAAGACGTAACTACAGATATTGAAAACTCTATAATTAACTTCACTGATCCTAATAATACTATTTCCTACACTTTAACTTCTTATAATGATTGGTCAAAAAATAACGGCACTATGTCAAATATTTTCTCACAATCCTTATATGAAGGCCTTAAACTTTTTGAAGATTAATAATTATGCCTGACCAATCTATAAGAACAGTTCTAGTTAAGTACTCTATCACCAACTCTGATATAACAGATGGTGTGTATAGAGATACTGTTGCCCCGTTTTCATTTCTAGATTTTATTAATAATACACAGGCCGACTATTCACCGGAAGAGTATAGCTCGTACTATAGTGCTTACCTTCAGAACTGGTATTCAACTCAAGGTTCTTCAGAAGAAGAACAAAAAACTCAATTTAAAGATTACTATAGACAGTTTATTAGAGAAATTGTTATTAACTATACTACAGAAACTGAAAAACGGTTTTTAGAAAAAATTAATTTTAACGATCCTGCTGATTTAGATGTAGCTATACCATTCTTTGCTAACCGGCTTAAAGATATTGCGCTATTTTATAAGAAGAAACGAGATGAAAGTAAGTATGTAATTGATAGAAATAAAATTAAAGGTAGTACTACTGGTTTAGAGAAAGCAATTTTCGACAATATTTATAATTTTATCTTTAATACAGAAGACTCACTTGATACACAAAATCAATCCGTATTCGCAGCAGTAGAGGGGTTAGGCATAGAGATTGAGGAGTTTATTGATGTGTACGGTGATTATTTCGATCTTCCGGATACCGGGAATGGTAATAATATTAACGATATTGAAACCAAATATTATCTTGATCCAACAGGTATAAATGCTATTTCATCCGGTGATAATTTTTTAACTAATCTACGTACATTTAAAATTAACCCTCCTAATTTAACTCCTGAGGAATTTGATGCTATATGTAACCCAGATAATGAGTTAGTTCAATTATATAACCAATATAAGACAGGTGGATTATCAATTGCTCAATTTTACTCTCTCAAAAGAGCATTAATTTCTAAATATATAGGTACTGATATATATTATATTGACACAACTACTACCCCAGCAACATCCGGGTTAATGGTAAGAGCTGACAATCCTGCTGCTAATTCTCTTAATTTACAAGGTATTGATACTGCGACAGTTGAAAGTAATCAAACTAAACTGTTGAGAGATGTTGGTCTTAACTTTAGAGAAGATGATATTGGACTTTTTAAACTTCAAGCCGAGACGTTTATATATGAAATAGATACTACCTTGTTAGAAGCAGGTAATGTATATATTTTTCCGGACCCTGTCCAGTATGGTAATGTTTCAATTAACCCGCAGCCTGTATATCCAATATATTACAAATTTGACTATAGGTTCAATACAAGAAACGTATCAAGCGGATTGGCAGCTGGTGACCCTAGAATTACAAATAAAGCTACTACGTTTGAATCATATACTACGAAAGAACGTAACGATACCCAGTTAAAAGATCGTAACGATCTTAGCTATAAGCTAAATTTTACTGATTTATATAATCAAGGTATAATTAATAAATATCAATCAGACATCTATGGTAATGAATATGCTTTATTTAAAGATGAGCCTCTAAACCCTATAGATACTAGCGCTTCCACACAAATCAAAAACTTACTACTTAACGGTCATTTGTTTTTTGATATAAATGATGGTTACAATTTTAATTACTCATTAACTGGAGTTTCAGGCACTACTATTAGATCAGGACTTAGTACATACACAAACAGTCTTACTGCTTTAAATACCCCACTAACTTTATATATGAGGGAATTCTACCCTTATCAAGAACTTATAGAAGATACGAGAAATACTAAACCGTATTGGCGTGATGGTGGTGCTTTTACATTTTTAGACGGCTCAGAACTTCCAAATCCACTTACAGGGCTAGGACCAGGTTATCCTGCATCTACTAATTATTACTATACAGTTCTTGCTGAAGGTACATTCCCAACTCCTGTTGATCTACAAACCAATCAAACACCTCTATCAGATATTACAACGGAGGCAGCATTTAATATTATTACTGAAAATGCTGAACTTACTTTTGATGTAGATGTACGATACTATCTATCAGCTGGTGGCCAGTATAGAAGATATGAAGGAGGGTTTTTTACTGATGATATTGTTCTACCTAACGATTTTATTTATTCTGATACTTATCGATATGTTGATAGTACTGATTCGAGAGGATCCACTATTGTTTCTAACCTTACTTCATCAATTACTCCACTTACTAAAGAGGAACAAAAATCTCTCAAAGGAAGGTTATACGTTAAAAACGGTAGTTATTCAACCTCAGAGCCGCTCTCATCCGCTCTAGCCAAAACTATTACAAAATACTCAACTGCAGTTCAAAATCAAATTAATCAAGATCTTATAGATTTTGATATTATTGAAAATACTATTTTCTTAGAAACTAAATCCAGTCTGGTTATTGATAAAATAAGTTATAAAGATGGTAAGTTTGATGTACCTTCTACTATTAACACATTATACTCTGTTAATAGCGCTAATACAGTAGAAGTGTTTACTAATAGATTTTATATTGAAAGTACAAATAAGGTATATTTTGCTCGCTTTAGAGATGATATAAATGATACTTGCGGACCAATCGCAGATAACTATAAAGCTGTTTATCCTGAAATATACGAATACGATATACGTCAAAATACCTCTACAAAAATATATCCAGAAGGAGCTACTGATATATCACTTAGTGCTTTTGAGCTAAATGTATCATCGTTATCCGCTAGAAATTATACTCCTGATTCCGTTCATACTCCAACAATTGTATATAATAGCTTGAATAATTTGTTTAAGTTAACGTATATTGTATACGATAAAAACGATTTTTCCCATATAATTGATGTATCTTTTAAAATGTCAGATAATAAACTTTCTGTTGTTGATTCAAATAGATATGAAACATTAAATAATATTACGAGAACTTCAACGTTTGGAGATACAACTAACTTTAATTCAGTTTCCGCGAACAACGGTTCGTTTACAAGCGATTCTACAAACTTTACCTTTAATGTATAATGAGCACGATTTTTATTAACCTTTCATCAGTAACTCAAAACATAAATGTACTTGGAGAAGAGATATTGTTTAAAGGTACTCCAACAATTAATTTCGTACTTACCGGGATTTCTGAAACATCCAGTTCAGCCCTTACCTTAGATATTAACTGGGGTGATTCAAGTAAAATACAATACGCTCAAAAAGATATTGTATTTAACTATAAAACTAAATCTATTTTTGACGAAGTTTTGTATGGTAAAGTAGGTGGAACTATTTTAAATCAGTACGAACATACTTATGTACCTGCTACTAGTTCGTTTTTTACAAACTTAACAGCTCAGTTTTTAGTACATTTTAATAATGGATTTTATGCTAATATAAATCAACCTATTAAATTAATTCGTGAGAGCTATTACGATAACATACAAAAGCTCGGAATTACATCAACGCAGATGGTAGGTGCTTCAGCAAGTAACACCATAGCAAATCTACAATCTAAATTTAATAACGCAACTTATATCACTTTCTTGAATAATTAATTGCGTCTCACGTTTGTACCATTAAATATGTATGTAAATGGCGACAACCAATACATACTCTGTTAGCTCAGTTTCTTTTCCAACTGCGGAATATAATGATAGATTTATATCATTTGAGCAAACCAAATCGACATTAGAGCAAGGGTTAAATATTAATCTTATTGACGCTCTTTCTGGAGCTCGTGATAGTAAAATTAATAATTACTCATCATTTTATCTGACTGGTAAAAATAAACTAACTAACTTCATTTCCGTATCTTCACCTTCACAAGATACTGTAGTATCATTAGTTACAAAAATTGGTTTCGAGAGATCCAATAATCAACCATCAAAATATTTTTATATATTTAAAAGTAATGAAAGTGTAACAACTGATCAAAAAGCTCTAGGTATACAACCACTTAATAAGACCGGGTTATTGCAAAATAATTACTTTTTCGAAATAGAAGCTTTAAATAATAATTTATGCCGTATTAAACATAACGACGGACTATTTGATTTTTATCTTAACTACAATAATACTACCGGTATAGATAAATTCGTGTTTTATCGAAATACTGATGATTATAAAAGTATTGTTCGTGAGCAAAGTGATGTATTTAGATATGTTTTAGATGATGATGGGTATTTACAACTATTTAAATTTGATAACAATGTGCTTAATATAGTTGCATTAAGTGGTGATCAACTTACTCTTACCCCGCTATTGTCAGGAAGTCTTAACAGGGGTATTAATAACCTGATACATATCGATTACTCATTAGATCAAAACAAACAGATATTAAATAAAAGTTTTGCTAAATATAATGTAAGAAAATCTTCTAATTTAATTTTAGATATACCCAATAGTAGTTTAAACGAAGATGGTCAGTATATGCTTACGACAGCATATAATACAATATCAGCTGACAATTTTCATTTAAATTACTTAACATTAGATACAAACAGATCAGAATTTAATTTTGTTAAACGAGGTTCAAATATGGTAGACAGTCCTTTAGGACTTGGTCGTGATCCACGTGAATATTATAATTTAAATTCAGGTAACGATCAAGAGAAGGGGTTGGATAAGATTAACCTTAACTATAGCTTTTATGATAAAGACGTGTATGTGGAAAATGGCAGTGATACTTATTTCACTGCTCCCTCTTCAATTTACCCCTATGATAAACTCAACATCAACGATACCACTTTCACTTTTAATGGTTCTTTCGCTGGGCCTACTCCTATTTTAGCTGATAAAATTTTTATTAAGAGACAAAACACAACTCAGTATGATAATGGTCGATATTTGTGTACCTGGTTATCTGGTGGAAATTTAGGAGAGCAAGGACTATGGGTTGACAGGTATTACTACCCTGATAAGATCTCTAAAAGTGCTGCTTTGTCGTCAACTCCTGTTTATGCACCATCCTTTCACGATAGTGTTGATACTCTTAATATTAAAGTTTCTGATGCTGTTATTAATCGTGAGAAATTCTTCGATAAGATAAGCGATGCAGCTATTGAACCTAATATAGGTATTAAATATCAAAGAATTGGTAACGCAGATATTAAACATATAATTGATAGCTCTGCTCCGCTAGTTTCTGCATTCGATATGTATAATACTTCTCGTGTAGTTAGAGGGGAAACAGAAAATTTTTGTACTGATGTTGATACCCGTGAGTTAACATTCGATGGTAGTACTTATACCGTTTTTAATGTATCTAAAGATATAGACGAGAGTAAAAACTTTACGTTAAATTTTGATATGTATTTGGACCCAGCAAATCAATACGGGTTTGAATTGTTAGGTAATAATACAAATAGAGGGTTCGGAATTTTTCAAGATCAAACAGTTACACCGTTTATTCATGTCGTAAGTGATCAGACTCTATACATATATAACACAGACTTTGAATTGAGAAACAAAGTAGAGTTTAAAACAAAAATTAAGCAGGTATTTAAGAGAAGTGCGCTAGATGATTACATAGTTACTACCTCAGGTAATCTATTCTATAAAGTCAATACACAAGGTAATAAGATTAAATTAGATTGTGGAAGTGATATTTTAGAATATATAGGATATTATCAAATGCATGATAATATTGATTTTATTTCTGGTGATCAAAAAGTTCGAAGAATTAACACCAATACATTTGCCGTTTCAACTCTATCTGCAGCAGAATTTGATGTTTATGAAAACGAGTTTTGCTTATATGATAATGTTATAGAATATAACGATTCCATTTATAAATTACCAGGAACTAATAACAATTGGGAAAATGATTCTACTGTTTTTTATCAAGTTAGTAATTTTATAGTTAAGCACCATCTAGATGGTGCCCCTGAGGCTTTTCTTAAAGCTGATATTAAAGATTTTTTAGTTGCACAAGATAAAATCTACATTCTTAAACCTACAGAATATTTTGTATTCAATACTAGTGGTATTTTTGAATTATCTGGTTCAATTAGTAATATTTCCATACCTTCACCTGCAACAGAAACAACTGTAGCCCTTTCCGGTGGAACGTTTATTTCAATGGATTGGGTTAATGAATATAGAAATGGTGTAAACTTTCAATACCCTATATTATTAGCGGAAGGTAACGATAATAAGATGTATCTTTCTAAAGGTACTATGCCGTCATTAACAGCAGCTGCTTTATCAGGAGTTTCATTCGGTCATAATACACCAGCTACAAAATTAACTAATTACAATGTTATTAATCATTTATATGATTCCTCTTCTATAGATTTTAAATTAACATTAACAAATTATTTAAATACAGAAGATATTCTTACCAAAACTATTTCTTTTGATCCTACAAATTTCGAACCAGGGTTTTATAATTTTACTTATAGACTAGATACTTTACAAGGTAACTCAACTTTGTATATAAATGCTGAACTATATGAAAATCAAACGTTCTCTCCTGGTAAGTATATGATTCAAGATATATTTAGTGATGAGTTTTTTATTGGTTCAACTGGATTCCAAAGTAACATGGATCTTTCAACATACCTTAAACAACCAGGTTATTATTATACAAAGGATCTTACTATAAGAAATCCTTTTATATACGACAGGGCAATTGATACAGAATTAGTGTATGCTTTATATTTAGTGCAACAGAAGTTAGATAATATAGTTTTATCCTTACCTGCTGGGCAGCGTACCTCTAAAACAGAAATACAACAATTCTTTAAGTTTAATAGAAATAATTCTTCAAACCATATTGATATAGTTGTTAGAAATCTTAACATTACTGATGCCACTATACGTGAACAAATTAAAACATCTATTTTAGCAGAGGCTAAAGAATTTACACCGGTTGGTGTAACAATTAACGATATAGTATTTAAAGATTATTAAAAGATGATTATTGATTATACCTCATATAAAAAAGTTTATACTTCCGGTGATTTATTTACTCTCACCGGGTCAGATTTTTATGGTTTTGTTGAAACAAAAGATAGTGTTGCTAAAGAAGTAACAACTGGTAAAACTCTTACATCTAAAAACACTTTTGCCACTGATTTATTTTTTACAAATAATTTTACTGATCGGGTTATTAGTGATACTAATATTAGTTTACCAAGCTCCGTCGATGATTGTACATTTAGCCTTAATGATAATTTTAACTACGATTTATTTAAACTTAAATTAGATAATTTACGGGAAAATAATACATTTGTATATTCTAGACTTTTTATAGCATCTAATAAGTTACCATATACTGAATCTATACGGTATGCCTCTTTATCCTCTAATACGCTATCTACATTTCAGATTAATACATCCAATACCGAAAATCCTCAGTTTGTAGAAAATGTAAGATTTGAAAATAATCATTATTTAAGTGCTTTTGGATATGTAGTAGATGCTACTGCACAAGCTAATTTAGATTTTGAAGACCATTTTTCTTTATTTGCCTGTACTTCATCTGATCTCATTTGTCTAACTGGTTCGAATACAGATTTAACTGTTATAGAAGATACCACCGGATATGAAACTACAGACGAAAATAATTTAACGTTTAAAGAGTTAGGTGGAATTGCTTCTACAAAAAACCATTTGTATCTATCTGATACCGGTAATAATGTTGTATTGCGATATGATATTGCTGGTTATGTTAATAATGATAGTTCTCTTAGAAATAAGCGTAACTATATTGAGTTAGTAGGTGGTTATGGTGACTCAAGACGTCAGACTAAATTTGTTAGGCCGACGAAATTAGCTGTTACTGATAACACTGTTGCTGTTTTTGATTCTGGTAACAAAGTTGTTAAAATTTTCGATGAAGAGTTTAACTACATAACCCGTATTACATCTATCAATTTCAATACAGAGACGTTAGGTGCCATGGGATTTGACCCAGACTTTAATTCTCTATATATTTTAACCTATAAAGATGTTGCTACAAATAATATAACTTCAAGGATACCGTATTTGTACCGTTTTAGTGGTGAAAACTTTAGGTTTAAAGAAGAGATAGTTTTAGATGATAGACTTTCTCAAACAGAAGAAATAATAGATATTTCATTTTCAGGCACAGATAGTAATTACTGGTATTTTGCAACTAATAAGACAGTATATAAAAAGTTTAAAACTCGTCCTTCAAAAATTGTTGGTACGTACAGAACTGAGCGACTGTATCTTTTGGATTTTACTGACGAGACTGTAGAGGTATCTAATAATCCTGTATCTATTAATAATCGATGGAATTTTAATGACGTTACTTTTTCTCAAGCTGAGTTTATTTGGAATCTAGGTACTCAGATCGGTGAAGCTGCTGAGACTGAGCAAGTAAGTGGTCTTCTCGATTCAAGAATTAATAGCTTCTCAATTTTTCAATCTACTAGTAGCTATGATAGGACTATTATGTTAACTAATGGTCGATTATACTTTTTTGATGAGCCTATTATGAGTTCTTATCAACGAGTTCTAAAAGACCCTAATTATACTAATTACGGTAGTGAAGGATTTTCATTGAATAGTGATAGTTTTATACAGCAATCTATTGTTAATACAGAGCTATTTAAACTAGTTGATGATGTACTTCTTCTTAAAAATAATATTATTGGTAGATTTACCGGTTCATTTAATAATGATATTTTAGAGCTTGATAACTACAATTATAATGTCGATTTTAGTAAGTTTATAACTAACGAAATTGAGAATTTTTACATTCATGGCAATGAAGAGAATCTTAATGGAGTTTTAAATAGATGTTTTAAACTAATATATGAGGTACAAGAGCAGTTAGTTAATTTAATTGAGCCGGATATAAGTCCTGATGTGCAACCATCATATACTATAGGCAGTATTATAGAAATTTGATTGCTTAATACTGCCACTACCATAAATATATGTATGGCAAGTGAATCATTAACAAACACCAACATTTCCGAAACATATGTCGGTGTGCTTCATGCTAAAGGTGAGGCTCTACCAGCGTCCGGGCAAGAAGATATTTATGACGGATTTGGTAATAAAAGTGCACTTAGTTTAGGAAGAGCAGGTCAAGGAATTGATGTGGATGGCGCACTTGGTAGCAACTTTAAAGCCGCAATTGCCGATACAATCTACCCAGTTGGTTCAGTTATTTTTTCTATTGACAATACTAATCCAGGTGACCGATTTACCGGTACAACTTGGCTACAAGTATCTAAAGGAAAGTTTATAGCAGGTGTCGGTCAAGGTACTGATAATAGTAGCGATACCCATACAGTTGCAGCTGGTGATGTTGATACAACAGGGGAGTATAAGCATCAACTAACAGTTACCGAACTACCAGAACATACTCACCCTATTAAGAACTCCTCGAGGTTGGGAAATGATCCTAACGTAGGCTACTATGCCGATCATGGTAATCCATCTAGACCACAAGCAACTCCCCTACTACCGGATAATACTGGTGGTAACCAATCTCACAATAATATTCCGCCAACATTCGGTATGTATGTATGGCAAAGAACAGCTTAACATTTTAAAATAATGCCAGATATTGAAATAGTAAAATTAAAACTAAGAAGAGGTACAGATGCTCAACGTCAGGCTGTAACTCTTGAACAAGGTGAACTAGGGTATACTACAGATGCTAAACGCGTTTGGGTTGGAGACGGGTTTACGGTTGGAGGTAATAATATAGGTAATGTTATACATACTCCGATGTATGTTGGCACGAGAACAGACCTTACTGATGCAGTTAATGGTGATATTGTTTATGAAGATAATCTACTATATCAACTATCTGGTACGTATGCTGCTAACCTAACATCATGGGCTTTTATAGGAACGAGACCGGATGATTTAACTTTAGAGTATACTGCTAGTAATACCCTTCATATTGCCAATAACGGTGTTGGTATTGCACAACTTAGTAGTAATGTTGTAGATCTTAGTGGAGGTCTTGCTTACGGGTCAACAGGTTTATCAGCAAGAATTGATAACTCATCTATTACTATTAATGCGAATGGCGAACTTGAAACAACTCATGTTAATATCAGCGCCGGTGATATTGGCCTAGGCCTAAGTGGAGGCGGTGGAGATCAAATCGGTGTTGATGTTACTGAAGCATTTACATTTACCGGTGGTAAGCTTGATTTTGCTGCAGCAGGTACTGATACGGTTGATGGTGATGCTATTCAATCAGCTGCACTCGGTACCGGTCTTCAAAAAAGCGGTTCTACAATTGCTCTTGAAACCATAGGAGGTGGTACATCTCAACCGTTCTTTACTTCTGAATTTGACTCAACAGGTCGTATTACTTCATCAACTAATGCAATTGAGCAAAACCTTTCCGGAACTGATACATCAGGCAATGGTCAAATCTTCTTCGGATCGCTAAATGAATCAAATCCCGGTGCAACAGGGGAAACAGTTATTAATGCTTTATCAGCTAATAGTGATCGATCAGCTTCCGTAGCAATTGCTTTATCTTCCGCAGGTTTTATTCAAATTGCATCAGGTGCAAATGGTAACTTCGCAATCCCAGTATTTAAATTCTAAAAATCATGGCTAAAAAAATCGAAATTCTCGAAAATACACTTCTTAAACTTCTTGTTCGTCGTGGAGATGATGCAGATCGTCAAAATATTACCTTAAGTGAAGGTGAATTAGGATATACAACAGATAGTAAACGGCTGTATATCGGTGATGGTTCAACACAAGGTGGTCTTATTACCGGTAATAAGTTTTTAGGATCTGTTGCTGATCATACAGCCTTGGTTGAAGGAGCTGTAGGAGATATAGCTTATAATACGACGAATAATATATTATACACTAAAACATCTTCTGGGTGGGATAAGATTGCTCAAATTTTTGTAGCAGCCAATGATTCAATTATAGTAAATGATGAATTAGGAACTATTGCTGTTGGAACTTTATCGTCTCAACATTTGAGTGGTTCAAATGAGATTACAGGTAATTCAATTGAGCTTGTAAGTGGTCAGATTTCTTTAAGTAGTACCCAAATAAAAACTAATAGGATTTCCGCATATAACACAAGCCATCTGAACTTACCACAGAATCTTAATATCAATAATGTTGATTATTCGTTTCCAACAGGTGGCTTTGGTGGCGCAAATAGTTTCCTCAAAGTAGATACTCTAGGTAACCTTAGCTGGGCCGCTCCTGAATCTAGTGCTACTGTCTTTTTTAACTCATCAGCAGCTGCCGTTCCAGTCGGTGCTATGGTAGAATCAGCTACTCTTTCTTCAATGCCTACTGGTTGGTTAGTAGCCAATGGTCAGACTGTTGCAGGTGCAGATTATCCGGATCTTTCCGCTGCTATTGGTGATATATACGGGGGTAATGGTACAACATTTACCATTCCAGATGAGTCAGCTAATGGCTATGTATTTATCAAAGCTCTTGCTGATACTGTATCTACGACTAACGTTACGGTTACTAACGGTTTGACAGCCTCTTCCAACGGTACTGATACAACTGGTACAGCCATGTCTGTACTCGATAATACTATCGAAATAGGATTACCTATGCCTGGTCTAGTAGCATATGATACAGCCGGCTCCGGTACTTTTACAACAAAAGCTACTTATACCAAATTTTGGGTGACAGGTTCCGGAGCTACTGGTGGAAGTGTTGCAGGTGGAGCTGCTGCCACTATATATGGTATCCTTTCTGCCCCAATAGGAACTTCTGTTAGTTATACTGTTGGAGCTGGTCGTACTACTGCTAGAACATCTGGTCTTGATTCTTTTTTCTCAGTAGGTGGTACTGAACTTGTAAAATCATTCGGTGCTGTTGCACCTGCAAGAGACTCTTGGGCAGATGGACTTACTGCTAATAATGGTTCATTTTTACCTACCGATCCTCATATGGTTTCTGTACATATTCTTTCCGGAGCTTGGGGTGGTATGGATACTAGCTCTGGTGATGAAGAGGTAAATGCTAATCCATCATTCTGGGGTGGAGCTGGAGCTCCTGGTGCTTCTAATCATAGTGTTGGAGGATCATGGGAAGACACTGCTCCAGGCATAGTTAAGTTTGAATGGGGAATGTAATAGTTAAATTATATTTATACTTACTTGAAATTTAGATTAACAGATTAAATATCTGTATGGATTATCCTACAGACCTTCCACTCTCAGCTGTTGCAGTACAGATATTCGAGGAAGGCATGTCACCTCAATATGATATTACTTGGTCATTTACGTATGAGCTAAGTAACTACACATCTGGTGATGAAATAGGGTATTGCATGTTTTTACAAGATGCGAGTTTTCCGTTGAGTGGGGGTGGTGTCGGACCTGATCTTGGATTTTCCGGAAATACTCTTCTTAGCGCAGCTTTATCTTCACAACCTTTAAATAAACCTATCTTAGGTATTGGATTTGATAGTTTAGGTGTTTTTGCATCAGAACTCATATATACAGACGGAGTTACCCGTACTGGTAGAAGTTATGAACCTAATAGTATTACGATAAGAGATAAAAATCTCGACATAATTACAACTCAAGCTATTAGTGCCTTTGAATTAATAAGTACGGGAAAGAAGACTATACGTGCACGGCTTGGTAACTACGGTCGTAAGGTTGTTGTTGATTACAAATCAGAATCTGACACCTTTTATACACATTTACTTACCCAGGAACTCTCTGGTATTGACGTATATTCTAATTCACGATACCGTCCAGGAGTATCCTTTGTAAAGCCTCTTACTGGTTCAAATACCAACGGTACAATCGTTACCACTGGATTTCACGTTGAAGGTAATCAAAATGAAACTGTTGAAGGCAATTTTAAATTTACACCATTAACAGCATTTGCTATTGATAATGTAACATCAGGACCTGTACCTCAAGAACCACCGATTTCAGAAGATAGACCTAGATTGCCGTTTTTAGGAATGGAGCCTAATCTAGGATGCCCGGATAATACATGTGATTTACCAACTCTCGGTACTGACTATACAGGTGTATTTGTAAATTCTATATTATATGGAATGTCTGCATATATTGGAGATATCGATCTAAAATGGAGCACTCCATTATACCCGTACCGGTTTGTTTATACATATGATGATATTATTAGATTAGATACTGGATTTGTAGGTAATGAAACTTGGAATTACGGCGGGGATTTAAGAAGTCGTTTTACTTCTGAATTACAAGATTCTTTAAAATACGCAAATTACCCACCAATTGATCTTGCACCAGATGGGTACCCGTACGTAATTAGTACCTTAACAACAGGAACGAGTTCTATTTATAAAGATACTGATACATCCCGTCTTGAAGCTACTGTATATTCACCCCTATCCACAACTGACTGGGAAGTATTTGTCGGATGTCCGTTTTATACGCTATCATGTGGAATAACTGATGAATATTTATGTGATGTTTCTCGTAGATTTGAACAACTTCGACGAGTTATACTTAGCCCTATTAACCCGTTCCCTGAATGCTCTATAGCTGTTACTCCTTCTGTAACACCATCTATAACAATTACCCCGTCTATAACACCTACACCGTTTGCTACACCTACCCCTACCCCTACTACCACCCCAGCTGCCAGTGTTACTCCTTCTGTAACACCATCTATAACAATTACCCCGTCTATTTCAATTACACCTAGTGTTACGCTTACACCGTTTGCATCTCCATCAGTATCCTCGTCAATTACACCATCTGTTACTACGTCTACAACACCTACACCATCTGTTACTACGTCTACAACACCTACACCATCTGTTACGCCATCTGTTACGCCTTCTATTACACTTTCTGTTACGCCTTCTGTCACTACTAGTATTACACCATCAATTACTCCTACAACGAGCGTTACTCCAAGTGTTACTCCAAGTGTTACTCCGAGTGTTACTCCATCAGCTTCTCCCAATCCATCACCACCGGTAACACCATCTGTTACGCCTTCTATTACTACTAGTGTTACACCTTCTATTACTACTAGTATTACACCATCAATTACTCCTACAACAAGCGTTACTCCAAGTGTTACTCCAAGTGTTACTCCGAGTGTAACTCCATCAGCTTCTCCTGCTGTATCACCACCGGTTGCAGCTTCAGTTACTCCATCTATTACTACTAGTGTTACACCTTCTGTCACTACTAGTATTACACCATCAATTACTCAATCTATTACTCCCACGATTACTCCTACTAATTCTGTAACACCTTTTGCTACTCCATCAGTTACACCAGCAGCTCCATCCCCGTCAGCTACGCCATCAATAACACCTTCTGCTACTCCCGCTCCATCTCCACCAGCACCTATGACATATGCTATTTCAAGTAATAAGTCTTCAATAAATGAAGGTGAAAATGTTGAAGTTTTAGTAACAACTACTAATGTTGCCGAAGGTACCAATGTACCTTTCTCAATATTTGGTATTAGCTCGTCAGATATAGCAGAAACTTCATCTGGTAACTTTACTATTGGGTTCTTTGGTACTGCTTTAAAAACATTTTCCGCTGTAGAAGATGGTATAACTGAAGGTACTGAGACAATGCGAGTGCAGATTAATGGTATTAACGGTCCTTTTGTAGATATTACTATTAACGACACATCTACATCTCCAACTCCGACCCCATCGTAACGATCGCTACACTCTAGTGAAATATGTCTGTAACTCCGACTCCAACGCCGACTGTAACGCCGTCGAAAACTCCTTCTGGTAGTTCATCTTCATCTTCACCTTCCCCTTGTCCTAGTAGTTCAGCTACTCCCACTAGCTCTGTAACACCTAGTGTTACCCCATCGATTACTCCGAGTATAACTCCTACAAGCTCAGTAACACCTTCTGTTACACCGTCGATTACACCTTCTGTTACACCTACAAGCTCAGTAACGCCATCAGTAACGCCATCGATTACTCCAAGTGTAACTCCTACAAGTTCAGTTACTCCTAGTGTTACTCCATCGATTACTCCGAGTATAACTCCTACAAGCTCAGTAACACCTTCTGTTACACCGTCGATTACACCTTCTGTTACACCTACAAGTTCAGTTACTCCTAGTGTTACTCCATCGATTACTCCGAGTATAACACCTACTAGCTCTGTAACACCATCAGTTACTCCTAGTGTAACTCCATCAGTTACTCCTACAAGCTCTGTAACTCCATCAGTTACTCCGTCGATTACACCTTCTGTTACACCCACCAGCTCAGTAACACCATCGATTACTCCATCAATTACTCCGAGTATAACTCCTACAAGCTCAGTAACACCATCGATTACTCCATCAATTACTCCGAGTATAACACCTACTAGCTCTGTAACACCTTCTG